ACGGGAGTACAACGAAGAGCGACCGAAAAAAGCGCTGGGCGGGCTGACACCCGCCGCCTACGCCGAGCAGTTAAAGTAACCCCGGGCTCTAAATTGCCCCGCTACTGAAAGCGGGGGGACGTCGGGGGGACGACCGCGCGCGTAGAGGAGCCTCCTGGGACGTCCTGTCCGGTCAACCGTGGCATACGGCAGATGTCAGCTTGGGCAGCCTGATCTCCCGGGGACGTCCATTATGGACGTGACAACGTCCATAATGGACGTTACTATGTCCAAAATGACCAAGGAGCCTTCATGATTAGCTATACGTTTTGGAACAACAAGGGCGGCACTGGGAAGACCAGTCTGGCTTTTCAAACGCTGTGCCGGTTTGCTGAGTTGAATCCCAGTGCGCGCATTCTGGCGATCGATGTTTGCCCTCAAGCAAATCTCTCTGAACTACTACTAGGTGGCCTTACGAACGGCGGTAGCAGCACACTATTGCAGCGCCAAGGTCTCATGCCACGTTGCAGCATCGGTGGGTACTTCCAATTGCGCCTGCCTTCGCCATACGTGGCACCGGACTTCGCAGCAGCTGACTTCATCACGCGCCCGAAGGACTTCAATTCTCAAATCCCCGGAAACATTGACCTTGTTTGTGGTGATCCTTTGCTTGAGCTTCAGGCAAATGCGGTGAACACTCTCGCCAACGCTCAGATCCCCGGAACCGACACGTGGGTTGCTGTCATTGACTGGATCACTGATTTCCTAAATGTCGCTGGCAATTACGACTACGTGTTCTTCGACGCAAACCCAAGCTTCTCCATCTATACACAGATTGCTTTAGCCGCGACGCAACGACTGATTCTTCCCGTGATGGCCGACGACTCATCACGACGTGCTATCCAGAATGCATTTTCGCTCGTGTATAGCTTACGGTTGCCTTCCCCCATTTACGCAACGTATGCCTTCGCCACTAAGTTACAAGCTGCAAATCGTTCTCTGCCCAAAGTGCACCTCATAGCGAAAAACCGTCTCACCCAATACATGGGGCCGGCCTCGGCGTTTTACGCGGTACTGACTGCAATTGACAATGATGTGCAATCACTGCTGACCCAAACCCGAAACCTATTTACCTTTTCTAGCGTCAATGAAGGGGTCGTGGATATACGCGACTTCCAGACAACTGGTGTTGTTGCCTTCGCACGTGGATGCCCGTTCTCGGTGCTTCCAGCTCGACGTCTTGATATTGGCGGTCACAGAGTGCGCGTTAACGAGTCGCTCCGATTGGAATGTTTGCAGGCAGTCGATGACCTCGTTGCGAAGTTGTGATTGTCCGAAACTGCCGAACCCATAAAAAAAGCCCCGCAGAAGCGGGGCTTTTTTTGACTTCACAACTTTGGCGACTTAGAGCCACCTACGCATCATGCAACAGCATGCTGCGAATGAATCCCCTTACCAGTCCTTTTTTTCTTGAGTGGGACGATTCGAAAACCTAGTCCGACAGCTCTCAACACTCTCACGATAGTATCCATTCGAGGCTGAGCATCGGAGCGAAGCGCCTTATAAAGCGTTTCACGCTGAAGCCCCGCATCTTGGGCGACTAGAGCCACACCCCTCGCCCTTACAAGAGCGCCAAGAGCCTCGGCAAGAACGGCCACATCACCATCGTCCATAGCAGCTTGCAGAAGCTCCGCCATGTCCTCGTCATCTTTGAGATAACGAGCTGCATCGAAACGTTGCGTTTGTGTGCTCATGTCTATTCTGTTCTATTCTGAATAATTAAACGATTATCAATTTTCACTGTTGACCTCCTTTGTCTTGATGCTGGGGCATCCATGCCCCTCGCATTAGTTACTTCATTTTCTCTGCTAGCTCTTTTGCTTTCTTTATGTCTTTCTTCTGCGTCGACTTATCACCTCCACCCAAAATAATAATGATTTTCTTGTTCTGATTTTTGAAATAGATCCGATAGCCCGGCCCAAAATGTTCCCGCATTTCGAAAATGCCGTCACCCACCGATTCAACGTCACCCAAATTGCCCAGCTCTGCCTTGATAAGACGCAGCGTGATACGCGCTTTTGCTTTCCTGTCCAACGTATCCAGCCATTCATCGTAAGCCTGGGTAGTTCTCACTTCATACATAGAACCTCTCTGCTTGCCTAGGTTGTGGCATTTTCAACGATTGCACACATAAAGTCAACGACCGGCAACAAATGGGCGAGCATTGCAAAGGATCAATCATCAAATCTATTTCTTATATATCAATTACTTATGGCGATGTGAGTTTTGCATCAGCCAGCCTTGAGCGATTGGAATCTAAACGCCTCCGCACCAATCGCTTCGTTCAGCCCGAACATGCGCGCTTGGATTGGCGCGACCTCATTTTCCATGAACACTCGTTTAGCCTTCTCCACATCTCCAAACCCACCGGCATTCGTGGGGATCATGCCTAACAGTTGCGGCGGCACGCGATGCGCAGCAAGGATGTCATCGCGACTCGTGTTCTTGATCGACGCAAAATCATCCTTCGCCGCCACTTCACTGATTGGAATCAACTGCAACCCATCCTTCTTGCCGTTCGGCGCATACATAAACAGATTCCTAAAATTCCCCGGCCCCTTCGAGTTCCTCAACGCCTCGCGCAGTGCATCGATGTCGGCCGATTGCTGGGCCGCGTCTGTCATGTAGAGGATGAAGCCGGCGTGCGAACCGTTGTCGTAGTACTTGCGCCGGAACAGCGTGGCCGACTTGTTGAGCTGCGCCGCATGCAGGGCGCTCAGGTATTCCGGCACGCCATAAATTTCCTGGCTCACGTCCGGCGCGAAGAGCTGGCACACCGGGTTCTCGAACTGGAACGCCTCACCCGTGTAAGGCACAAACCAACACGGCCCACCATTCACACCTACGCGCGTAAAGAGCGCCGGCGAGCGCTTGAGCCGCAGCAGCCGCCCGGACATGGACGGGATCTGCTCCAGGTATGCGTGCGCGAACACCAGATAATCGGTGGCGAACGCTTCGAAGTCCGCCACCGACAGGTACGGCGTCGGCACGAACGACGACACCAGCAGGTTACGCTTGATGAAGATGGCGGACGAGTGATGCGGCGCCGTGCGCAGCATATTGGCCAGGCCGAGCACGCTCACTGGCGGCTCGTACCAGCGGCCATTGCTCCACACCTGCGCGTAGTCCAGCAGTGATGCGCGATCGATCGGCTCCGGCTCGCCGAACGTAAAGGCGTGTGCATTCGTGGCCGGTGTACTGGCCAAGCTGGCCTGCGGTTTGGGGTTCTTACGCTTGCCCATCAGGAAATCTCCATAAAGCTTTGGCTGTTGGCCGCACGGCCTTCTAGCGGTTCGACAATGAGGGAATGCATGACCGACCAGGCGAGATCCGCGTGGCCGACGTCAGCGGAGCGGCTGGCGTCGTAGGTGACATGCCGACCGCTGGGGGTAAGGGTTTTGCGGATCGCCATGAAGGCAGCAGCGAGATCGGTCCAGCCGCCGTCCCATTCCAGGCGTCCCTTGCCCATGACGTCCTGCGCTTTCATCACCATCAGCGCCTTGGACTCGGGCGAGTACTGGATCGCGCGCGCCATCGGAAAAAACTGCTTCACCAACTGGTAAACACCGGTACCCATGCCGGTGGTGTCGATCGCGATGTCGGTGACGTGGTAGGTGTCGCAGAGCCGTTTGATGTTGCCGGCCTGCGCATCAAAGTCCTGGCCGGGCCACTGGTGTTTCTCCACCACGCGGAATAGATCGCGTTGTGACGTCGGCAGCGCATTCACCGTACAGCCCGAGGGGTCACCGCCACTGGTGCCCTTGGACGGATCGAAGCCGATCGACACCGGCGCATCGCCGAGCGGGCGCGGCGCGAACGGGCGCACGTCGTCCCACACCTCCCAGCTATCGACCATGCAGCGGCGCACCAACGCAAACGGAAACACCGACGCGGAGTCGTCGATGAATTCACACATCAAGAGCTGCTGAAATTCCTCGCTGCTGTATTCCAGGCGCAACTGGTCGATGTCGAACAGGTTGCAGCCGCCGGCCATGGCGTCCAAGACCGTCACGATCTGCCGCCACTGACCGTCCGCGCACGCGAGGCCCTGCGTCAGCGCTGCATGGCTGATGTCGATCTCGACGCGATCGGCTTTTGCCCTGCCCTTGTTGAACAGCGCGCCCGACCAGAACGGATAGGCGTCATGGCTGAGCGCTGAGGGCGTCGAGAAATACGTCTGCCGCCACTTCTTGTGGATCGCCATGCCGGACGCGACTTTGCGCAGCGTCTGGAAGCCATACACCCAGAAGTATTCGTCGAAGTAGAGATTGCCGTGGTAGCTCTGCGCCGTGCGTGCGTTCGTGCCGAGGAAGTACAGCGAGGCGTCATTGGGCAGGATGATCGGATCGCCCTTCAACTCGATCTCGGCCGCGTCCTTTGCAAACTGCGTGAGGTATTGGCGGAACACGTCCGCCTGTGCGCGGCTGGCCGACAGGAAAATCTGATTGCGGTCGGTGAGGATCGCGTCGTCCAACGCTTCGCGCGCGAAATACCAGGTGGCACCGATCTGGCGCGATTTCAGGATATTGCGGATGCGTTGCACGAGCCCGGCCTCGTGCCACCGGCGCTGATAGGCGAACAACGAGTCCATGAAGGCTTCGTGCAATTGCGTCGCCTGCTCAGGACTGTAGTCGTTCTTGAGCGGCTTCTTTTTCGGCCCGGCGTTGCGGTTCTCAACCTTGGGGTTGAGGTGGCCTTCGTGCCCACCAGGCGCCTCATAGCGATGCACGCGCGCGATCTGCGCGACCTGGCGCATCAGGAGATCGATTTCCTTGAAATCGTGGGCGTCTTTGTTGTCCTTGGCGATCAACTGACATAGCCGCGCTTCGAGCACGGCATCCACGCGATCGATCGGCTTCGCGTTCGCCCAACCGTCGCGCTGCTTCCACGATTCCACGGTCGAGCGCGCCTGGCCGATGTACTCGGCAATGGCGGTCACGCTCCAGCCCTGGAAATACAGGCTGCGAGCAACAGTGCGCGGATCGGTGGCGACGGCGGGCATCAACATGGCCGACAGCGTAGGGACGCGCATGCGCGTGCTGGGCCGCGTGTTGTTCTTAACCCATGCGTACAGAACTGAGCCACGTTGCCGCTGCGTGCAGCGCTATCGATGCTGGCGACCTATTCCCGTCCCCACGTCACCGAGGCCCGTTGCATGGCAAAGAAATCCAAGAAATTCCGCATTGCGACCGAAGGCGCCACGGTCGACGGCCGCACCATCCAGCGCGAATGGATCGCGCAGATGGCCGAGCACTACGACCCGGCCAAGTACCGCGCGACGATCAACCTGGAACACATCCGCGGCGTGCTGCCCGATGGGCCGTTCCGCAATTACGGCTTCGTCGATGCGTTATCCCAGGTCCAGAACGCAGACGGCAAGCTGGAACTCTTCGCCGAAATCTCGCCTACCGACGACCTGGTCGGCATGACCAAGAAAGGCCAGAAGGTTTTCACCTCTATCGAGGTCAACCCGAAGTTTGCCGACACCGGCAAGGCGTACCTAGTGGGTCTGGCCGTCACCGACAACCCCGCCAGCCTCGGCACCGAGATGCTGCAGTTTGCTGCGTCCAATCCCGACGCCAATCCGTTCGCCGCGCGCAAGCTCCATCCCGACAACCACTTCTCAGCCGCCGTCGAAACCGTGATCGAGTTCGTGGATGAGCCGGAGGCGAAGCCCGGTGTGCTCGCCAAGATTCGCGAGCTGTTCGCGCGCAAGAACCTCACCGATGACGCGCGCTTTTCCGATATCGAAGCCGCACTGGAGGAAGTCGCCGAGCACGGCGAGGCGCAGAGCGCGCAGACCGCGCGCCAGTTCGAACAGGTGGACACCGAGATCAAGGCAAGCCGGCAGCAGCTGACGGACATGTCCTCGCGCGTGGCAGCGCTGGAGCAACTGTTCAACACCACGCCTGCCGCGATCGCGACACGCCCGCTGGCCACCGGCACCGACGACGCGCTCACCGACTTCTAACCGCACGCGCCTCGCCTTCCACGCTTCCACACAAGGACATCCATGAAGAACGAAACCCGCGTCAAGTTCCATGCCCTCTCCACCCAGGTGGCCAAGCTCAACGGCGTGGCCAGCGCCTCCGAGAAATTCGACGTGCAGCCGTCTGTCCAGCAGACGATGGAAAACCGCATCCAGGAATCGAGCGATTACCTGGCGATGGTCAATGTGCACCCCGTCACCGAAAAGAGCGGCGAGAAGCTGCATCTCGGCGTATCGGGTCCGGTCGCGAGCCGCACCAAGACGTCCGACAACAAGAAGCGCACGCCGCGCTATCTCGGCGACATGGATGCGCAGCCCTATACCTGCTACCAGACCAACTTCGACACCTCCTTCCCCTACGCCACGCTCGATGCGTGGGCGAAATTCCCTGACTTCCAGACGCGCCTTTCCACGATGCTGGTCAAGCAGCAAGCACTGGACCGCCTGATGATTGGTTGGAACGGCACGAGCGTGGCCGACGACACCGATATCAAGGCCAACCCACTGCTGCAGGACGTCAACAAGGGCTGGCTGCAAATCCTGCGCGAGCAAGCGCCGGCGCAAGTGATGAGCGAGGCCAAGGCGGGCAGCAAACAAGTGCGCGTGGGACCGGGCGGTGACTACGAAAACCTCGATGCGCTGGTGTATGACGCCCTCTTGCTGCTGGCTCCGTGGTTTCAGGAAGACACGGGCCTGCGCGTGCACGTGGGCCGCAAGCTGATGCACGACAAGTATTTCCCCAAGATCAACCAGCAGCAGCGCGCGACCGATGAGCTGGCGACGCAGATCCTGGTGAGCCAGAAGACCATGGGCGGCCTGCAGGGCTTAGGCCTTCCCTACTTCCCCGGCGACAAGCTGCTGATCACGCGGCCAGATAACCTCTCGATCTACTACCAGGCCGGCGCCCGCCGTCGCTTGCTGCGTGATGAACCCGACTACGATCGCGTGGCCGACTACCAGTCGAGCAACGACGCGTATGTGGTGGAACGCCTGCAAGGTGCGGTGTTGATTGAAAACATCGTGCTCGGCAGTTGGCCAACCACGACCGGCACGCTGTAACCATGACGCTCTCACCCGCCCAAGCGCACCTGATGCGTGTGGAAGCGGCACGGGCGAGCGCGCAGGCAACGCCCGGCGCGGAGGTGGATGCGTCCACCTCTCGCGCGCACCGCCTCATGCGCGCGAAGCTCGATGCCGATCGCCGGCGCTTGCACCAGGTGCAATCGGTCGAGCGCAAGATCGTGATCAAGCGCGAGATCCTCGGCGATTACGCCGACTACGTGGCCGGCGTGCTGGCCAGCGGCCAGGGCGTGCAGGATGACGTGCTGGGCTATGTGCTGACCTGGCGCATCGACGTGGGCGATTACGCCGGTGCGCTGGAGGTCGCGCGCTACGTGCTCGGCCACAACCTGTCGCTGCCCGATCGCTTCGAGCGCACGCCGGCCACCCTGATTGCCGAAGAACCGGCGGTGCAGGCCTTGAAAGCCTATGACGCCGGCAAGCCGTTCGACGTGGACGTGCTGGAAACGATCCTGGCGCTGACCGCCTCGCGCGACATGCCCGACCAGGTGCGCGCCAAGCTGCACTTCGCCATCGGGCGGCACCAGGCCGAGCATGCACCACAGAGCGCGTTGGAACACCTGCGCCGCGCGGTCGAGTTGCACGACAAGGTCGGCGCGAAAAAAGACATCGAGCAGTTGGAACGCCGACTGCGTCATGCGGATTCCGGCCCGTCTGCCGGCCATCCTTCGCCGCGCTCGCGCGGCTCCTGAGCCTCCCCCCGGCGCCCCGGCGGCACGGGTGGTGAACGCTGCGCATGCGCAGGCCGTGATCCACCCGTCCACCGCCGGATTTTTGAAAGGATTTCCATGGGCAGCTTGATCGCCAACGGCGGCACCATCGCCACCACAACCCAGGACGAAGGCATCATCGCCAACGACGGCTTCTGGCCGGATGTGGATCTGGCCGCGCTGCGCGCGTCGACCCGCCTCACTGGCAACGTCACGGCCGAGCGGCTGCGCGCGAGCGCCATCGAAGCCATGCTCGACGTCAATACGCAGCTCGCCCGCTACAGGGCTGCGCGCATCGGCGAAGGCTGGGACAGCGCCGCGGATGTCGGCGAGACCATCGCCGGTGCGAGCGCCCTGGTGCATCGCTACCTGCGCGCCGTGGCCAGCACGGTGCAGGCCGACATCACCGAGAAGTATCGCGACTGGGACAACACGCGCGCCGGCGACTATCGCGCGCAGGGCGAGGTCGATTCCGCGGATGATTTCCGACGCAATGCGCGTTGGGCGGTCGCCGACATCCTCGGCCGTCCACGCAATGTCGTGGAGCTGCTCTGATGGCGCAAACCGTCTACGCGCAGCAGGGCGACACGGTCGATGCGATCTGTTGGCGCGTGTTCGGCACCACCGCCGGTGTGGTCGAGACGGTCTACGAAATGAATCGTGGCCTGGCCGCCCTCGGCCCGGTGCTTCCGACCGGCACGCCGGTGGTGCTTCCCGATGCCCAGGACGTGGGCACGCCCGTCCTCCCAACCCTCCAGCTATGGGATTGATCATGTCCGAGCCTGCGACCGCCACGCTTACGACCTCCGCCGTGCTGGGTACGGCGGCTGCCACCACCGCCCTGCTGCCGGGCATCGACGGCAACGCCTTGGTCGGCGCCGTCGCGGGCGCCGCGCTGTTCGTCACCAGCGCGCGCGATCTGCCGCTCCTCCGCCGCGTGATCTATCTCGTCATCAGCACCGCGATCGGCTATCTCGCCGCCCCGGAGTTGCTCGCACATCTGCCGCTGCACAGCCCTGCCGTCGCTGCGTTCCTGGCCGGCGCGCTGGTGGTCACGCTCACCATGCAGCTGATCGAGCGCGCGAAGACCCTCGACCTCTCCATCCTGTTCCGTAAAGGAGACTGATCATGTCCCTACCGTTCGTCCCGTTCAGCGTCTGGCCGCTCGTGCAGGGCGTGGCCTGCCTTGTCATCGTGCTGCGCCTCGTAACCTTCCGCCGCGGTGCCTCGCGTCATCGCCACGGCGTCGCGTGGATGGCGTGGCTGATGATCGTGGCCTCCACCGCCACCGCCGTGAAGCTGCTCTGCGGTATTCGCCCACCACCGGGGCCGCTCGAAGCGCTCCTTACGACCGCGATCGCGGTGCTGCTGCTGATCCATCGCGGCAACCTCGCGCATCTCTTCCGCGTGCCGCGCGCCTGGCTCACGTGGATCTGGCGGAGGGACACGTGGTGATCACCTTCGCCGAACAGCGTATCGACCAGCTGATCACTGCCGTCATGAAAGCCGAAGGCTGGAATACCTACACCAACGATCCCGACGATGCCGGCAAGGAAACCCGCTGGGGTATCACCGTCGCGAGTGCCCGCGCCTACGGCTATACCGGCCCGATGAAAGACCTTCCCGAAAACGTGGCGCGCGCGATCTATCGCAAGCGCTACGTCGACGAGCCGCGCTTTGCCGACGTGTTCGCGATCGAGCCCACCATCGGTGCGGAGCTGATCGATACCGGCGTCAACATGGGTACGCCGGTGGCGGCCACGTTCCTGCAGCGCTGGCTCAACGGCTTCAACGACACCGGTAGCCGCTACGGCGATCTGCATGTCGATGGCCGCATCGGCGCCGTCACGCTCGATGCGCTGCGCGCGTTCCTGCGCTGGCGAGGGCCGCAGGGCATCACCGCCCTGATGCGCGGCCTCAACGGTGTCCAGGCCACACGCTATCTCGAACTCGCCGAATCCAAACCGTCCCAGCGCAGATACCTGTTCGGCTGGGTGCTCAACCGTGTGGAGATGTAGACCCTTGCCATCGTTCCAGTTGCACCAGGGCGAAGCCCTGGCCTTCCTGCGTTCCCTTCCCGATGCATCCGTCGATGCGATCATCACCGATCCACCCTACAGCTCCGGCGGCTTGCACATGGCGCAACGCCAACAATCGCCGGTCAAGAAGTACGTGCAAACCGGCACGCTGCGTCCCTACCAGTCGTTCAGCGGCGACAACCGCGATCAGCGCAGCTGGACGCTGTGGGTGACGCTTTGGCTGTCCGAATGCTTGCGCGTGGCGAAGCCCGGATCGCCCGTCGTGCTGTTCACCGATTGGCGGCAACTGCCATCGACCACCGATGCGCTGCAGACCGCCGGCGCGACTTGGCGCGGCATCGTGCCCTGGCTGAAGCCGGCCGGACGCCCGAGCGGGCCGGGCCGCTTCCGCAACGGCGCCGAATACGCGGTGTGGGGTAGCAAGGGCGACATGCCGCCGCGGGACGAGGTCGGCTACCTGCCGGGCTATCACGTCGAATCGATCCGCCAGAAGGACAAACATCACGTCAC